CCTCAGCGTCCCCTCATGCCCTGCCGGCTGTCACTGTGCAGCTCGTTTGCGCCGGGGCCGCTGCTCTGTATGCTGTTAACTAATTATAGCACGATATAGATAGCTATGTCACTGCGCAAAAACACCCAAACTAAACGCCCGGAAGCCGTGAGTACAAAATAGCTCACTAATTCGCAACAATGCTCACTAATTTGCAATATTACGCGAAAGGCGGTGATAAAAATGCCACCAGGAGCACCAAGAAAATTTAAAAGCCCAGAAGAATTACAAAAGAAAATAGACGCCTACTTCGCAGAGTGCGACGAAAAAAAGAAGCCCTATACAATATCCGGCCTTGCCCTCGCGCTGGACACGACCAGAAGAACGCTGCTGGATTATCAAAACGAACCGAATCTGGCAGCTTTCTCTCACACAATTACGCGCGCGAAGGCCCGCATAGAGACATTTGTAGAGGAATCACTCTTCCAGCCCAAGATCACCCAGGGGGTAGCCTTCAACCTCAAAAACAACTTTGGCTGGATCGACAAGCAGGAACACGAATACTCCGGCAAGCTGGAGTATGAGCTGGTGATGCCGGAGGAGATGGAAAGGGAGAAATAAACAGAAGAATTAAGGGGTTAAAATGGTTTGCCCCTATTTAATTCTTAAAGTCTTTACTGTTAAAATATTTAACCACCTTCTACTCTGGGGAGGGATAAATTCCGCGGGCTAGGATAGGCCATCCGAAAAGCGGAAGTCCTACCGCCTGCCCGCTATCTTGTTTTTAGGACCAACACAGGAGGGCGGTGTTAGTGTGAAGGGGTTTTTTAAGGTTTTAAATGCGATTATAGGAATTGGTTTAACGTCTAATGAAATACATGTTTATATTGTATTGGCCAACTGGGGCAATAATGGCAGGGTGGTACGTAAAAGCTATAAACAGATAGCTGAAAGGTGCGGGTTATCAAAGCCGACAGTTGTTAATGCGATAGAAATTCTTTCTGCCGGGGCCTTAATAAGCAAGACTGTTCGGAAGGCAGGCAAAAAATCCAACTATGTTAATAAATACAAGGTGCATGAGGAAATAAACCAAGATATATCCAAGTTAAGGATAGAACAGGAAAGAGTGCGGCAGAGGGAAGAGAAACGGTATCTTGTCAGGTTGGAGAAAAAGGGCCGCCTTATAGAAGAATCTGTTCAGGCGCAAGAAGGCGTAACCAAGAAAAAAGCATCGAGGCTTGAGGCTATCGAGGTAGGCCGCGAGATTGAGGCAGAGCAACGAAAAGCAAAAGAAGCCAATAAGTGGGCGCCTGTAGGGGGTGCCATAAATGGAATTTAAAAGTGGTGAGCACTATTTTAATTATATCCGTAAAATATTTATGAACAGATTCGAACTGGACAAAAAAAACATTAAACTTGACAAGAAGCAGTTTGAGAGGGTTTTTACTATAGACAGTATAGCCACAGAATATTACAGGCAGAGGGGCATATCACGGCCAACATATACAGTTGCTACAGTTTTAAAGGAACGAATAGTTGAGGCTGAGGATTTAAGTAGGGTTCCTGCTATAGTCGAACAAATAATCCAACTTTATGGAGGTATGGTGTTGGGGAAAAATAAAACAGAGAAAGAAAGAAGCAGGGAAATGTTAAGTAGGTGGTACTGTGCCAGCTAACACAGCCCAGAAGATAAAAATAGACCTCTCCCGCCTGCCGGAGCTCACCAACGATACATTTTACCCACTGTACAAAGACCGCAGCAGATACCTGGTGCTAAAAGGCGGCGGCTCCAGCGGCAAGTCAGTATTCGCAGCCCAGAAGATAGTATTCCGCCTGCTGGCCGAGGTGCCGCACAAGTTCCTGGTGGTCCGCAAAGTCAAAGCAGACATCCGTGACAGCGCCTTTGCCGAGCTGGTGAACGTGATCAGGTCTTGGGGTATGCAGGACCTCTTCCATGTCCCCACAGGCAGGAGCAGTGAGCTGTATATAAAATGCACCCTAAACGGCAACGAAGTTATCTTCTACGGCCTGGACGATGTGGAGCGGAGGAAGTCCCTGCAGGGGATTACCTCGATGTGGATAGAAGAAGCCAGCGAGCTTACCGTAGAGGAGTACCGGCAGCTGGATATTCGTATGCGGGGCAAAACAAAGCACTACAAACAGACTATCCTGACCTTCAACCCGGTATCAATCACCCACTGGCTGAAACTTATGTTTTTCGACCGTCCTAAAGACGATACAACTACCCACCACAGCACCTATCGGGACAACAAGTTCCTGCCGGAAGAGGACCGCAGGGTCCTGGAGGGGTTCAAAGGTGTGGACGACTACTACTACCAGGTGTATTGCCTGGGCGAGTGGGGCGTCACCGGGCAAACCGTCTATAACGGGCAGATTGTAACGGATAGGCTGATGGAGGTAAAGGAAAAGCAACCCCTGGCAACAGGCAGGCTGCTCTACAAACTGGACGAGGCCGAAAGGATAAACCCGGAGACGGTCAGCTTTGTAGAGGACGAGAGCGGGCCGCTAAAAATATACAGATGGCCTACCTGGGGTCACCCTTACGTCATAGGCGGGGACACGGCAGAGGGCGGCGAGGACTATTCTACCGCCAGCGTACGGGACAATTCCGACTGGCAGCAGGCTGCTGTATGGAGAGGCCGGACGGACACGGACCTGTACGCCAAGGATATGTTTGCACTTGGACACTTCTACAATCGGGCTTTAGTAGGCATAGAGGTTAACTTCGACACTCACCCGGTTAAGGAGTTGTCAAGATTAGGCTATCCCCGGCAGTACGTCCGGCAGAAGCTGGAGAAGATTACCAAAGACGTGGAACTTTATCATGGCTGGAAAACTACCCGCGCCACCAGGCCCATGTTAATAGGCGAGCACGTGGCCCTTGCCAGGGAGCACATAGATACTTTCAACGATGCGGGAACACTGGAAGAGATGTTGACCTTTATCCGCAACGAGAAGGGCCGGGCTGAGGCGCAGGAAGGCAGCCATGACGATTTAGTCCTGGCTGACGGGATAGCTTTGCAGATTAGAGAGCAGCAGAGATTTGACATTGAGAAGCCGAAAGAGCAGCCGAAGCCCTTGCCGTGGCCGCTCCAGGACGATGGGCCAAAGGGGAAAAAGAAGGGCTGGAAGGCCTGGTAATTATCCGGGCGGAAAAGTTGTATCCCGGCGGTGGGCGAAGCAGACCGAAGCCCGATAATACCGGCATGGGAGTTTTTGGCATAAATGGGAGCAGGGGAGGGCAATAAGGCGAAGGTTGTAACTGACAGCACATGCGACAATAATTGTGAGTTGTTACGTGCCGACGAGGATGATGACGGCCTTACCTGCTGCGTGGAAGTGCGGTGTCTGGTATGTGGCATCGAGAAAGAAATCCTTTGATGGAGGTATGCAGGTTGGAGTTTATACTTATTTTCCTATGTTCTTTTGTGGGCGCATATGCAGGGGTGTATGTGGGATCAAGGCCTAGAGGAACCCCTCAATCCCTGAACATACCCCGTGCCAAAAAGGAAACGAAGAAGCAGGAACAGCATAAGGAGGCCGCTAACCAGGCGTTCCAGCAGAAAAAGAAAGCCTGGCTTTACGGGCCCAGCAGGTTCCAGGAAGAAGGTGACAACTAATGGCAGACAGTCCCCTTGCCACGCCGGAGCAGCAAGTCTCGGACAAAAAGCTAGCCGATAAAATCAAGAAGCGATACCGCAGCGGCGTTAGTTTCAAGCAATCGCAGAACTTTTACGAGGACTGGGCAGAGTACGAAAGGTTTTGGAACAGTTCCCAGTGGCCTGACCCTACACCCGATACTGAGGATATGCCCCGTCCTGTTACCAACTATATTGCCTCCATTATCGAACAGAAGGTAGCGGCGCTAAACTACGAACTGCCGGAAATATACTTCGAGCCGGTAGAGAAAAACCCGGACGAGGAAGAGGGGATAGAGTCCCTCGACGTGCAGGCGGCAGAGCTGCTGTCAATGGCGGCGGAACACCAGGCCGAGAAGATAGACCTCGAAGAACTACTGGATGGGGGAGTGAGAAGCGGGGGGGTGCTTGGCAACGGGATATGGTTCTTCCCATGGGATAACACTATTATAGGCGGTGGGCAGAAGTCTCGTTATGTTGGTGACATAACAGGGTATGTCATAGACCCGGTAGACTTCTTCCCGGGGGACCCTACCAACCCCGATATGCAGTCGCAGCCCTGGATAATCCTTGCCGAAAGGAGGCCGCTGGAGGAAGTAAAGACCTTTTATAAACAGCACGCCCCCGATATAGTCGAGCTTTTAGAAGAGGAACGCCAGAGAAGCGAGACGCAGGTTTACGATTACCAGAAAACGGAACAGGACGAAACAGGTTACGTGGACGTTCTGCATATGTTCTGGAAGGAAACCGAAGAGGTTAATACCCCTATGTCCGAAGTGGTATCAAGCGAGGCCAAGGGCAGCGCCGCAGACAGCGAAGAAGAGGACGGGGAGATAATCCTCTATGATACCACGCTTAACTATGCGGTGGAGTGCCAGGGTTATGTATTAAGGGAGGAAGAGAACTTTTACGAGCACGCCCTTTATCCCTTTGTTACCTTCCAGTGGTATCCGAAAAGAAAGAGTTTTTGGGGCAAGTCCGAGTCTGCGGATATTATCGCCGCCCAGAAGGAGTGCAACCGCCTTTCGGGTATTTCGCTGTTATCGGCTTATATCGCGGGTCTTCCCGATCTCGTTTATAACCCCGATTGGATAAACGAAGATGACCTCACGTCCTCGGCGGGGGGTAGAATGATAAAGGATCGTTCACAGGCGGGGGTGGGTAATATCAACTACCTTCACCCTCCTACTCCGGCGAGGCATATCCCGCGGATGAAAGAAGAACTGACCTCCGGCATGAAGGAAACCGCTGGCGTCCACGAAGCATGGAGCGGCAAAGCGCCTTCTGCGGACCTTAATGCTTCTGCTATTATCGCCTTGCAGGAGGCCGCAGGGGTAAGGATAAGGGGTATTCAGCGCAGGATTACAGGGGCATTAAAGGAAATGGGCAAAATATGGCTGGCGCACTGGAAGGAATTTTACGCCGAACCGAGGTTGCTGCGTAAAGCAGGCCCCGGCAAAGAAACGGGGTTCGAGTGGTTTACCGGCACGGACTACAAGGAAATGCAGTTTGATGTAAGGGTACAGGCGGGGACAGCCTCCCCGTTTAGCAAGACCCTCGCCATGACCACGCTGAAAGAGCTTTTGGAGATGCAGCTTATCACTCCCGAGGAATATTTCGAGCTTATGCCCGCAGACGTATTGCCGCAGGCGCAGAAGATACTGCAGATGAGGGAGGAAGAAAAGCGCAGGCAACAGGAACGGCAGGAGGAAATTCTGCGGGAAGAAATACAAAAGATACTGTTAGAAGGCACACCTGCGCAGCACTCCGCACCGGGGCAGGTGCCCATGCCACAGCAGCCTATGCCGGAACAGCCCGGGGGCATGGTTTACTAAGAAAGGGTGGTGATAACCGTTGGCAAAACCTATTGTTCACAGAAACGCAGAAATTGGAAAGGAAACAGTAGTATGGGCGGCCAGTACTGATCCTGAATATGTGAGTGTGCCGCTGGGCAACCTCGCCCCTGTATTAATTTATATTGACAACGGGGTGGGGGAGGCGCTAACCGTTACATTCGAGTACAAGATAGGCAACGACGATGTGGGTTGGTATGACAGCAGCAATAACGAGATGGAGATTACCGTCCCGGCCAGTACCAAAAGGGTGTTCGGCCCCTTCGAGCATTTCCCCCGCTTTTCGGGAGGCAGGCTGAAATTTGTGCCGGGGGCTGCGCCGACAGCAGGCGACGAGACCCTGGTAGTGTTCCAGGAAGTATAGCAAACACACAGCACTCTACGGAGTGTTTTTAAATGTTAAAAAGGGCGTGAACAGGTGAGGTAGTTTGACGCCTTCTACCACAATTTAGGAGGAATAACCGATGGACGAGGAACAAGTACTTTCGGGCGTAGAAAAGGAAGCTCCCGACGCCGGGGAGCAGGAAGAAGAAGATTTATTCGACACAGGAGACGAGGCAGAAGCCGAAGGAGAGGAACAGGAAGAACCCAGCGAGGAAGAAGAGGAAAAGGTGGACCCTAAGGCCTTTGCTGCTAAGTTGGCGAAGGAACGGGAAAAGATTGAACAGGAGACAAGGGAACAGCTTGAAAAAGAACTGCGCCAGGAGTACGAACAGAAATACGGGCGCACACAGGAGCAAAGACCGCAGCAGCAGCAGGGGCCTCCACCCCTGCCGAGGGATCAACTGGAAAAACTGGCCGACGACCTGGGCGTGACCCCGGAAGCGGCCAATGCCATGTATATCCAGCAGTGGTGGATTAACCAGCAGAACGAGAACTTCAAAAAGCAGGAAGAGTACTTGAAATCCCTGCAGGATAACACGGCTAAAGGAGAGGCGCTTCGCCAGATAGAGGAAAAAAGGCAGCAGAACCCTAACCTGCCGGAGCCTGACGTAAGCAAGCTGGAAAAAATACGCAACGATTACAAGTCCAAGACGGGCTATCAACTGCCGTGGGATGACGCTTACGACAAGCTGGTGGCGCAGGAGGCCATGAGTGGCAACCTTGAACGTTCCGCACAGCAGAAGGTAATTAACAACATTACCTCCAGGGGTAAGGCGACCGTACAGGCCGGTAAGGGCAGACAGGCGAAGAGGCCGAGCATAGAGGATATGAGCAAGGAAGAATTTGACAGTCTTGTCGAGCAGGCAAAGGCTGG